TCAATTGATTTCTGTCTCCAGTGGACTGGAGGGTCTGGCTGCGGTGCAGGACGAGTTGCAGGTGTTCCGTTTGCCGTAAACTTTCCAATTCCCCCATGTCGAGACGCAAGGTCGATAAAATCCTGCTCGCTCAACGCAGACATCCTGTGTTCGCCTATGGCGTTCGCTTTTAATATTCGCCGTTTTACGGCATCAGATAATGCCATCTCAGATTACTCCTTCACGCCGTTTGCGCGTACGCCCAATTGAGCGATATACGCAAGTCGCCTTGCGGATAGACATCTCTTCATCGATTCCAGCATTGCGATATCTTAGTCTTATATGGGGATCATATCCATTCAGGTTTTGATCTAAATTCAAAACCTGAGAGGTGTCATCAGCGATTGCAGATATACCAATTTGAAAATCCGTTTCTATCGCTGCGTATGTTCCCTGTGGCTCTATTGTCTGATAAATGCCAGGAGAAGACTGCATAAACGCAGAAAACTCTATAGGAAAGGTCCCTTTGATATCCAAACTTGTCCGATTAAACAACCACCGAGGTGTCACATCTTCACCTTCAGGAGGGAGAGAAGAGGTCTCAAACCATCCGTCAATAGCTGTCTCTGTCGTCCCATCGGTATCTGTCAGGTTTGTCCCTGCTTCATTATATACAAAGCCATCGCTGATACCACCACTGTGGGGCTTGTTGTTAATATACGCGGCATATGCGCGTGTTGTCCCTGTCCATGGAACATAGAAATTACCCAAACGGTAATTATATACCATCCGGTGATTCATCGTAGTCTGCCCTCCCCCATAGGGAAGGTAAAAAATAATTTCAGAGTTTACAGGATCATTGACAGCGAAAGAGTTTTTAAGTGCAGCGGTGTTAATAGAATCCCAGTATCGCGATCCATCCAGAGGCTCTGACAGTTTTCTACTGGACTCTCCATCAAATGCATATATACCGTCTTCGCGGACATACAACTGTACTTCCCCAACACCTGGTATCGTCACTGTCAACAAAGAAGCATTGCTGATTGTTCCTTTTGCCTGTTTTGGCACCTGTCGATAGGGAACTACAGCATTACCTGTAGGAACCAGAAGCGTTATAGATGACTCTGAATGACATGTCATAAAATTGGACATAGACCGTATGCCCGTGCATATCGTTCCCAGTTGAAAGAAGGACGTAGAACCCCATGTCTCGATAGCTCCAACATCACTGCGCCAAACATCTTCAGTACCCGTAGACGCGTTTGCTGCCCATGCTCTGTTGTTCCAGAAGTCCCAGTATTTTGCCCATGCAAAGCGACTGTTTACATCCAGAGCAGCAATATTGTTACCACTTGATGACCATTTAATAATTACATCGTTATTGACTCCATTATGACCTATCAACGTGCCAAAAGCATCTGCCATAGACCATCGCTTTCCTGCAGTAATAGTAAGCCCAGACCCTGAAAGATCATGAAACCCTCCATCGTCACCTGTATCTTCCCAGAACTTACCACCGGCTATCGCCCATACTTTCTTAGTGTCAGCGTCAAAAGAATGCTGACCCAGCGTATCAACTGTGGGATTCCCTGAAAGGGCTGAAGAGTTATATGGGGTTGTACCGGGACGCTGTCTCAGCGATCCATCTGGCAATACCCGCATATTTTCGCCATCATATATTTCCCTTGGATCAAGATCGTCAGAAGGTTTGGAAGCATTAAACCCTCCTATCCACGGTCCGTATAAATGGGAAGATCCAATTACAGGCATAATTCCCCTACGTGCTTAAAGATCCTTCGTTGACGTTGAAATTGAAACTCTGTCGGACAAAAATTTCTCCGGGACGTGCCATACGGTCAGGAGTATTCCCACTCTCTGCTTCAGCATCGACCTTCAGGCTATTGGCGATAGCGCGTTCGTAGAGTAAATAATCGGTCTGCTCACCGTTTAAGTCTCCAAGTTCACCCTTATACTGCGAAGAGATAAAATATATCATCGCATTCTGCGCCCATGGGGGCAGTGTCGTAGCGAGATCGGTGTCATCATTACTGCTCGTCTTGTCAGCAATAAAAGCGAAGTACCTATATGTTATTGTCGTTGTTCCATCGTCCGGTATAGGATACAAATCTACGGTCCAATATCCTGTTGACAAGTTGATCCCTGCAACATATACAGATCGGGGGTTACCCTCTTCATCCGCATCGGGATCTAACCGATCTACCACCGAAGCATCCACAATTTTCATTGTGTGATTATCTGTTGTGTTCACAAAAGACAGGGGGCGCATCACATCAGAAGCCAGAGAATAATTGCGCGTAGAGGCTGTAGTTGTAAATGTCGAAGATTTGAACAACCACCTCCAGGCACGCCTCTCGCTTAAGTCACGCAGTCCTACATTGAAATAATCTCGGGCGTTGTTCAAGAAAGAAGGAGTTTCCTCATTCAATCCTACACGCCTCAATGCCATTTCCATTACTTTTGTAAGCGTCATAATATTTACCGTATCCAACCCAGAAAAATCGTTTGTGTTGCTCCAGATCCGTTGGTGATTTTCGCTTTAATAGTATCTGCTCCTGTATCAAGCCACATCACACAGTAGTCGTTAGGGGGGTCTGCTGGCGTATCTGCTCTACCCTTCAGGACTATCTGAGAAAACTGAAGCAGAGTCCCGTCACCAGAAAAACCAGTAGCATCAATAATCTCGGAAACGCGCGAGAACTGTTTTTCTGATACGGGACCACGCGAAATTTGTTCTTCTGGCAGATGCCTGCGCAAGAGTTGTTTTTCTATCATATTCCGATTTCCCTACATCTGCGCAGAAGATACCATTTCTTCAATTTGCGCATCAGAAGCGCGATCCCAATTTTTTACGTTGCCATCCAACCACTGCTGTTGCCATGCCTGAACGGCATTTTCTCCAAGCTCTACAATGTGTTCAGGAGGGATAGGCAAGAAATCTTCAGGATGTGAGGCTCCCCCTGTAGCAAAAGACATGTTCTTGATCTCTTCATCGGTAACTCTTTTCTGCCTGCGCTTGGGAGCACCAATAACTTTTGACAGTCCTATCGCTTCTGCGAAAGCCGCTTTTTCTTCATCCGTAGCAGGAGCGAGAGCCTCGCGGATATCGTCAAGAGATATCTTCTGACGTGGGGCTTCTTCAGGCTCAGAGACTTCTGAAATATCAGGAACTGGTAATTCTTTAACTTTGGCATTCTGTTTAGCCATACCTGTCACATCCTTTTTTATAAGGGATGGGGCGTTATGCCCCATCCCTGTTAATATTGCACAGTCTGATTATGCTACCAAGCCCTGAAGGACTACGCCGACATGCCCCCCGTCATCGGGAGCAAAACAGGCGAAGCCAACCAGAGGCTCCGTTTCTGCGTCTTTAAGTTGTACAGCTCCAGCAACACCATCAGACAGTGTCAGATTGTCACCGATGGCAATAGCAGTATCTGATAGGATCGTAGCCACCCCAGCAGTCTGGAACCATCCGTAATAATTTGCAGTGAAACTTATAGGCGTAACACCTGACATGATGTAATCTGTCCCTGCGGTAGCAGCAACAACATTATACCACAGACTACCAGTAACAGCTACATCACTGGCAGTGGTAAGAGCGACAGCAACTGGATCGTACAACGTGAAGGTGACCGCATTGCTGTCTGCTGCGGTATTGCTTTTAATGCGATACTGGTGACCTTCTCCCGCATCATCAGTAATGTGCAAGTAGCCACCTGCATACTGATTTGCCGTTGCACTGCCTACAGTGCCGGAATCGGTGTACGTCACCTCGGTAGCACCCGCAGAAGCGGCTGTCAACTTACCATCGCTTTCTACGATGGCTGTTGCTGATACATCTTGAGAAACCAGTAGACCTCTGTTAATGGCACCTGCGGTATATCCATAACGGAATACGCGACCATCAGAAAGCTCTACCTTATCTCCGATATATGTCGTAGGAGTAGAAGATTCTTCAAAAATGCTCTGACCAGACTTATGTCCATCGCCAAAGCCCCCTACGCGATTAATACTGTAATTCGCATTTCTAAAAGACATGTTTCTTGATCCTTTCCCCTATGGGCAGGGTATGAACCCCCATTGGCTTGGGGGCAAGGGATTAATGATTATGATACCGATGTGCCAACACCCAACCTGCGAGCGTTGTTGGTGACCAGCTGGATGCCCACAACAATAAAGGCAACTTTCGCCAACTGGTTGGAAGGCTCTTTAAAAGGAGTCTTTGCGAAGTTCAAGGAGCGCTCAATAGAGAGCTTCAAGAACTTGCTGTTGAGGCAGTACAGGCGAGAGCTTGCGATATCGCGATCGTACCATACCTCAGAGTTGCGGAACATCAGATTGTTGCCTGACTTCTGCGTGCCGATACCTTTGCCGTCACGCTGCTCGATACGGGCATATCCTGTGCCTTCAAGGATGTCTTCATACTGACCAAAAGTTGTCAACGACAAGATAACACCATCGGGTTGCGTATTGCCTTCCGAGCAGTTGTTATAAAGCGTTCCCAAAGCTTTTAAGCCTGTATAGGATGGCGTAGAAGATGCATCGAAGTCGCCAATGCTCTGTGTCTGATTGCGCCACCACGAATTGGTTGCACGGTTAATACCGCCAACTGTTCCACTCGTTGGTGTATCTGCGATAATATCCTGAAAACCGAGCATCGACTTGCCTGTCTGTGCAGAGAATATAGCAGCATTGATAGTATCTCTTGCTGTAGACATCGACTGCTCAGTCTTTGCAGTAAGGAGCTTCTCGGCGCCTTCAGATTTTTTATTTTCTGTCTCTTCAGTCATCGAAATAGTAATAGGCGTGGCGATATACCTGCGAGGATAAAAAGCCGCAGTGATGCCATCGACAGCATCGGTATTAAGCGTGTCGTAGCCATCGAACCATTCCGCATTATTTGTTCCGTAAAGGAGATCTTCTTTGATCTCTTTACCGCCATTTTCAAGTTGTACCTTGCCACTCTTGCGCATATATGCGAGGGTGGGGTACTCATCGAAGATGTTGTCAGTGAGTTCCTTGCGATGCGCACGCATAGTCAGCGTCCACGCAGCATCCCAAGTTTCTGTTGTGCTTGTTGCTGGCATTGCACATATCCTTATTCAAAACCCAGCCCTTTTAATCCTGCCAACGCGTCAGCTTGAGAAAGGTCTCCCGATCCCTGTGGAACGCCATTCGATGTCGCAGAAGCTGTATTAATGGAGTTTTTTGCTCCATTATATACCTGATTTTGCGCCTGTTGCATATTCTGCGATTGTGCCTGAGTTTTTCCTGATAAAAGCTCATAGGCATCCCGAACAGTATATCGATATCCCGTTCTTGGGTTGGTAGTCTGCATAAGCGCCTTGATCTGGTAGCCGTACACATCGAGATCGTTACCGTACAGCGACCTCGCCTCGTTAACTT